ATCAAAAATACTTTAATCAACCTCAACCACTAAATCTTGCATTTAAGATTTCAAGTGGAGATCAAATCTTGAAACTGGACTCAGACACGATTCTAAATCCATACTTTAATTTCTTTGATGAATTTAAGGTTGATGAGTTTAGTTTTGCCTCTGGTTTATATTCCCCAGGACATAAGTGTTTGCGGCCGATCTGGGGGACTATCTTTGTCAATAGAGAAAACTATGCAAAAGTTGGTGGATATAATGAATCAATGGGTGAGTTTGTTGCTTGGGAAGATGATGAGATTGTAAATCGTTTCTTGCTCTCAGGACTAGAACATCGTAGAATTCAAGCGTCGAAGAATACTATCTTCGCCATGCCCCATGACAATAAGAAGAGAATCGAGAACTTCAAAGCTTATAATGAAAATGGGGAGATTGAAAAGAAGGTAAGAACTCTTATGGAAAAGAAGGGGTATGATGTTGAAGATAATATCGACTATGCAATCCTTTCTCACCATACAATTCTAAACAACAAAAAATATAAACGATACAAAGGTGACAGTTATTATGCGGAACCAGTTGTAGACTGGAACGTAACACAAGTCGATGAACAGAATTATGTTTGTCAAAAATCATCCACTAAATAATTTTGTAGTCCTAAATTTATCATGCCCACATATCCTGTAAAGAATTTGAAAACTGGTGAAGAACAAGAATTGAGTATGTCCATTACGGACTACGATCAATGGAGAAAAGACAACCCCGACTGGGATAAAGACTGGTCGAAAGGTTGTGCTGCCGCCCAAGAAGTTGGGGATTGGCAGAATAAACTGATCTCTAGAAACCCAGGGTGGAATGATGTCTTGAAAAAGGCAGGTAAAGCTCCTGGATCTCGCGTAAAACCTTTATAACCAACAGCATATGCCCAGCTCAAAGAAGTCCAACGGCGGAAACATTGGTGTTGGTATGAGTACCAAACAAATGAGACGTAAGAAACCCATCAATACTGATTTGATGGTTGACATTAATCCTCTAACAGACAATCAGAAAAAATTCTTTGATGAGTATAAGAGTGGTAAGAACATGTTCGCTTACGGTGCCGCAGGTACTGGTAAGACTTTTATTGCTTTGTATCACGCACTAAGAGATGTTCTTGACCCTGAAACTCCATATGATAAAGTTTACATTGTAAGATCTCTGGTATCCACGCGAGAGATTGGTTTTCTTCCTGGAGACCACGAAGACAAAGCTGCACTTTATCAGATTCCATATAAGAATATGGTGAAGTATATGTTTGAACTTGTTTCGGACTCAGACTTTGAGATGCTTTATGGTAATCTTAAAGCACAAGAAACTATTTCATTCTGGTCTACGAGTTTCATCCGTGGTACTACTCTAGACAGGGCAGTAGTTGTTGTGGATGAAATGCAAAACTTGAACTTCCACGAGTTAGATAGTATAATAACAAGGATTGGTGAAGATAGTAAGATTGTATTTTGTGGTGATGCCACTCAAACCGACCTTACCCGATCCAATGAAAAAAATGGTATCCTTGATTTCATGAAAATTATTCGTGCAATGGAATACGATTTTTCAACTGTAGAATTTGGAACCGAAGACATTGTACGTTCGGGTCTTGTCAAGAACTACATTGTAACTAAACTAGCAATGGGTATGTAATGTTTGAACATCTTGATTATTTGAAAGATGAAGTTGATTTAGAAGCACAGAATATCGAAGGGACTCGTTTTTATCGGGTTCCTTCTGGTAAGATGTACCCTTCAATTACCTCTATCACCAGTTTCTATGGACGCCAAACCTTTATAGATTGGCGTAAGAGAGTTGGTAATGAAGAGGCAGACAGAGTTACTCGGATTGCTACTACTCGTGGAACTAAGTTTCATGATTTGGTAGAACAGTATATGTTGAACAATAATGTAGACGATTTCAAACCTCTACCAACTACAAAGTTTCTCTTTCTCAAGGCTAAACCTTTTCTAGACCGTATAAATAATATACACGCTTTAGAAAAATCACTCTATAGTGATTACCTTGGACTTGCGGGTCGCGTTGATTGCATCGCGGAGTACGAAGGAGAACTCGCAGTCATTGACTTTAAGACATCTAAGAAAATCAAACCTGAAAAATGGGTTGAGAACTACTTTGTTCAAGAAGTAGCCTATGCTTGTATGTATTATGAAATGACTGGAATTGCAGTCGAAAAATTGATTACCATTATGGTAGCTGATAATGGAGAATGTCACGTCTATGAAAAACGCAACAAAAGTCACTATATTAAACTTCTTACCAAGTACATCCGAGAGTTCGTCGAACATCACGCTTAATCTTATGCCAAACACTGAAAAAGTAGACTCACTAATAAAAGAAAAGTTTCTTTGTCAGTCAAAGTTTGCACAAGATATTGAACATTTGGTCGCGACTTCAAGGATTAACTACATCGAAGCAATCGTAACTTATTGCGAAGAGAATGGTATTGAGTTTGAATCGGTAGGTAAACTAATTTCAAAACCCCTAAAGGAAAAACTTAAGTGTGAAGCGATTCAACTTAACTTCCTCAAAAAAACCAGTCGTGCTAAATTGATGTTTTAATGATGACACCGCTAGATGTTTATAAGACATACCTAGCATTCAAGAATCATTTCACTAAGGAAAACTACGACTACTTTCAATATTGTGGAAAGTCTCGAGCATCTAAAGAGGCTTTCCACAAGAGAAAGGATCGGTATTTTTTTGAACGTATGTCACGAAAGAAGAGTGATGACGAAATCAAACAATATTTTCTCGCCAACTTTGTTGAATGTAGTGATCCCAGTAAACTGTGGATCGGTGAAATTATTGAATCGGGTGAGTCTAATTACCAGAATTGGTTAAAGAGATCTCAGAGTCTCACATATTTGTTTAAGACTGAAGTAGAAGTCTTTATCAACAAAAAGAATTTTGAACAACTATTCAAAGTAAAAGGAACAAATCATCCAGACATCTTAAAGAAGTATTTGCAAGGTGCAATCTCTATAGAGACACTAGTAATCCTTAATTTGATACTTGGATTTGTACCTAACTTTGACAAAAAACTAATAGATCCTGTTTGGGAAACTACCAGTCTACGACTCAAAAAATATCAGGCTTTCCTAAATAATGATAGCAGTAAATACAAAAAAATCTTAAAAGAAATAGTCTTATGAGTAAATTCTTCGATTCAGAAATTGTAAAAGAACAGATCAAAGAAATGGAAGATCTCCAAAAAGAGATCGTCAAAAAAACAATGTCTGCTCCATTTATGGATAGATCTGAAAAGAGGGAACATGTTGATCTGATGAGACAGTTCCTAGATAAACAAAGGAACTTGTGTTTCAGAATTCAACTCTCTAAAGATCCAGAAGCATTAGAAATGAAAGAAAGAATCAAAGAAGCTGCTATCATGTTAGGAATGGATCCCGAGAGTGGTGTACATGAATTTTTTGATAAGATGGACGAAACACTAGATTACTTAGAAAAAGTTGCAGACGAGTAAAATGAGTTACCAATACACAATCGAATCCAGATACTGTTATCACGACGGTGAGATTGTGGATATGTTTTTCATAAACGGTATACCATTTACATTCGACGATCTTCCTACAATCATGCAGGATGATCCATACATTCAAATAGAAGCCAGAGATCTCCGACACTATACGATAGAAGATATGTATCGGTTGTCTTCCTATCTGATCATGGAAGAGTGCCATCCCCTCCTGTTTGAGGTAGACTTGAAAAATCCCGAGGAACTTCCAAGGAATTGAAAATCAGGGCTTGACATCCCTTCTTGCGACCTGTAAGATAAAGTCGTCCCAAAAGCCAAATACACACAATACGGAGAATACGAACATGTCTTTTGCTGATCTCAAAAAACAGTCCCGCGCTGGTTCGCTGACTGACAAACTGATCAAGAAAGTCGAAAAACTTAATAGTGGAGAGTCCAGTGGTGACGACCGTCTCTGGAAACCTGAAGTCGATAAGGCAGGTAACGGTTATGCCGTGATCAGATTCCTTCCAGCACCTGAAGGGTGCGAACTTCCCTGGGCCCAAGTTTGGAGTCATGCCTTCCAAGGTGCTGGTGGTTGGTACATTGAGAACTCTCTGACTACCCTGGGACAGAAAGACCCTGTGTCTGAACACAATCGCACCCTGTGGAACAGTGGTCGCGACTCTGATAAAGAGATTGCACGTAAACAAAAACGTAAACTGTCTCACTATGCAAACATCTATGTGGTGAAGGATCCCACCAATCCTCAGAACGAGGGTAGAGTTTTCCTCTACAAGTTCGGTAAGAAGATCTTCGACAAGATCACCGAAGCAATGCAACCTCAGTTTGTTGATGAGGAAGCCATCAATCCCTTTGACTTCTGGAGTGGTGCAAACTTCAAACTGAAGATCCGCAAGGTCGAAGGTTACTGGAATTATGATAAGTCTGAGTTTGATAACCCTAGTGTTCTTCTGGATGATGATGACAAACTGGAGTCCATCTACAAGAACCTAAACAATCTGAATGAGTTCACTGATCTCAAGAACTTTAAGTCCTATGAAGATCTGAAGAAGCGTCTCGACTATGTTCTCGGCAATCGTGGAGTTCCCAAGATGCAAGATCCAGAGACTCAAGAGGAAGATGCACAGTGGGAACGCGAACGTAAGGGAGACTTCTCGGAGTCTCAGTCCTACAATGCACCTGCAGCTGCCAGTAGCGGTGGTTTCAATGACTCGGATATCACGCCACAATCGTCTACAGAGACAACTGAAGAAGAAGACGATGCATTGAGTTACTTCCAGAAACTCGCAGAGTCCTGATACTAGAAAGGAGGGTTACACCCTCCTTTTTTTATATCCCAGATAGTTTAGGATTATATGCCCTAGTAAGTTTACTATCAACGGTAGTTTTCAGAATGGTATCGTATCTCATAGATCTTCGAAGATCATCCTGAATTAGATCAATATACTCAGTCTTAGGTAATCTAATAATCCTCTTTCTTTCATTACGGTCTACTTCGTATTCGTAGTTTGTAACTGGTTTTGAAACATCAGCACCTTTCAACTCTTGAATAACTCCTTGACTATCCATATATTCAAATGCCTTGGTTAGTTGAAGTTCCCATTGAGTTCCATTCCATCTGTAAACTTTATTGTTTGCAGAGTAGATATCATTTACTTCAGTTACGACCACGGGTTCTGGTTCAATATCAAATGATACTGCAGGAACTTCATAATAGTTTGCTCCTGAGTTTGTAATGGTTACTGATATTAATTGACCATCCTTGAATGAAGTAATACCACTTGCTGTAACAAATATAGGTGGTGCTGAAATAGAAACTTCTGGAGCAACTGTGTAACCAAAACCTGCTTGAGTAATATCAAAAGAGGTTACATGGAATCCGTTATCACCCTGTGTAAGAATTGCAGTCGCTGCTGCAGACACCTGTGTAAAAGGTGTTCCAATAGTTACTGAAGGTGGTGTTGTATATCCAAATCCAGTCTGTGTAACGTTGATAGCACTAACTCTTCCGAGACTATCAATAGTACCAAAAGCCTGCGCCTTCGATCTGTTTGAGTATTGTGCAATTTTATTATCGGAACCACCAATAACCCAAATAACTTCTTTATTGTCTTCTTTTACGAAAACATCAGTTGGTTCTGGGGCTCTATTTGCAACGTAAACAGTTTCGGTGTTAGTTATAGAACTGAGATCATACGCAATATCCAAATCAAATCCATGAACTGATCCAGAGTCTTGACCCACAACATAGAGTTTTTTACCATCATCACCAAAACTAAATCCAACAAGATCAAAATCCTGCAGAAGACTACCAAGTGATGTTGTTAGTGCTAAAGATGGACTTGATATATTATATGGGTTAGTTAAGTTATAAGTCTTGATAGCATCTGGATTGTTACCATCCAGAATAAACATCTTCAAACCATCTCCACTAAATCTAACACCACCAGGAGCGTCGAGAGTAAAAGAAGTAGAATAGATTGCAGACGTAAGATCCCAAGCAATAACTAACTGATAGTATGCAACCTTTTGTGTTCCACTCTGACCACCAGTTACAAATAGTGCATTACCATTATTAGTAACATCTATACCATTGCAATAAGAGAACTGTCCACTAACATCTAAGGTTGGACCTGCTATAACGGTATCAATATCCCATGGAGTTGAGAGATAGAACTCTTTAACTTGATTACTACCAGACATACTAGTAGTATAGATCTTATAACCATCTGGTTTGATTGCCATACCATCGACATCACTACCCAGACCGATTGGAGACTTCTTAATATATCTAGAACCTACAATATAATTTGGAGGTAAACTGACAGTCACAGATGGTACTGTCAAACCATATCCAATACCATCATCAGTCACGTTGATAGAAGTTACTTTACCTACGCTAGCATTAAGTTCATCTCCTCCATCAAGAACTGATGTTGCTGTTGCATTTCTGGATGGGAATGGTTCACTAATTGTCACTGTTGGAGGAGTTCTATATCCTGCGCCAGTATTGAAACCAACTGTTGTACTAAAACCAATAACATGAAAGTTCTGTATTTCTGATGTTGCAGTTGACTGAACAGTTACTGGTGGTGGTGCAAAACCAATCTTAGGATTTCTTGGATAACCAAAACCTCCACTAGAAATTGAAGCACCATTGACCTCAAAGTTTTGAACTGATGGTACAATGGTTGCTCCTATTCCTGGTAAAGTAATAATAGGGAAGACTACACCAGGGGGATTTGTACTAATTGCTTGATATTGTGGTGCATCATAATACGACTTATCGACTTCCAGACCACCAGGAATCAATAGTCTATTAAAAGTATCGGTAGCTCTTATTGTCTCATAGTGATGAATTTCTGTAAGTTTATCTTCACTTCCATACTTTTCGATTAAGTAATTATGCAGTTCTGCATTACTTAATGGCCAATCACTATAATAGTCTTGTATATTGTTTGTGAGTATGATAACCCAATCTAATTCAGAGTCGTTATATACTCTTTCAGCGATTTGATCAGGTCTTTCATTTTCTTGAATTTTGTAGAATTCAAAAGAAGTGAATACTGATTCGAGATCTTCACGAAGTTTACTCCTTCTAAAAAGATTCTTAGCTATGGTAACTTCATCATTAGATTTAGAATTTTTAAATCTATTGACGTACTCTATGTTTGGTAGTTCGTTAAAATATCCCATGAGTTTTAGAATCCGATGTCGTCGTCTGGAAGGTCTGCATAATCATTTGCATAGATTGGAGATAGTTCTCCAAATTCCATCATAATATTTACCGAAACTGGTTGTCCATCTTCATAAGCAGACCACATCTGATCTGGAGAATAATCTGTGGTGAAACCTTTTAATGCACAGGTTTTAAATTTAGGCATTCCTTTATTCCGATCACTACCATTTTTATCCTTGATTGTTCTGAATTTAATTCTAAACATATTCGGAGTCTTCAAGAAATAGTTATTTTTTCCACTTTGTCTTTTCGGAGACATTCCTTGTTTAAAAAATCTAATAATTCTTCTGATTTCTTCACCTTCTGCTCGACTTCTTGCCGTTAATCTATATGCAAATCCAAAAGTTCTAAGTTCTGGAGATCTGAATAATAACTCCATATTGGGATTAGGAATAATTCCTGCACCTCTTGCTAAGATAGTTTCTGCAGAAACATTCATACCTGCAGCTTTTAACATCAGACTGGAAACAGTTGTACTGAGTAAAGCTGATCCAGAACTATTATTAGTCATCTCAGCTGCTCCTTTAATAGCTCTGGCTCCAACAGCAAATTTAGTCATACCACTAAATCCACCAAGAGAAAATCCAGGTGCTTTACCACTTAAAAGACCGGCTCCACCACCAACAGCTGCTCCTGCAAGTGCCAACCCGCCG